GAAAGATCACAGAGTTCTTCCATTTCAGAAAGTTTATGAATCTTACCTACATTGATAGCAGACAAGATACACAAAGCAATCTCACCACCAGGATCATCAATGTGAGTAAGTGGTTTAGTAGGCAGTGTAATCTCCTGACAAAGATTACTCATATAAACTTTATCTTTAAATGAAGAATGCTCATTGCAGTGATCAATGTTCATGATATAGAGACGACCAGTCTCTGCACGTTCTTTCAAAAGATCTAGAATAAGTTCTTGAGTCTTGATAGTCTTCCTTGGAATGAGTCCATCAGATTCATAATGTTGATACAGAGCATCAAAGTTGTCAGTGCCAAAAGCATCAAAAAGACCTGGAACATCGTGAGGTGAGAAGAGTGACATCTCCTCATCTTTGATGAATCTTTCATAGAAGAGTTTTGAGATTTGGATTGAGTAGTCAAGTTTTCTGACACGATTATCCTCTGTACCTTTGTTGTTCTTCAGGACAATAATATCTTCTATTTCTTGGTGCCAGATTGGGAAGTGGACGGTTGCTGATCCTCCACGAATCCCATTTTGCGTGCAGCATCGTACAGTTGATTCAAACTTCTTAAGGAATGGAACAACACCTGTGTGTGCAACTTCTCCTCCTCGGATCTTAGCATTGATGCCACGGATTCTACCTGCGTTGATACCAATTCCCGCCCTCTGAGCAACATAACGACCAATAGCCATGTCGCTGCTAAAGATGCTATTGAGGGAGTCATCAGAATCAATAAGAACACAGCTTGCAAATTGTCGCAGTGGTGTTCGGACTCCTGCCAAGATTGGCGTTGGGACGTTGATTTTGTGTTTGCTGATTGCGTTGTAGTATTTTCTGACATATTCTAGTCTAGTTTCCTTAGGATAATCTGCAAAAATTGTGGCAGCAACAAGAATATATGCATACTGTGGGGTCTCATAAACTCTATTAGAACTTCTATCTTGCACCAGATACTTATCTGCTACTTGACGTAGACCAGCATAGGTGAACAAATAGTCGCGACCATGATCAATAAATTTATCAATCTTGTCCCACTCCTCGTCAGAATATTTATCAATAAGATCTTGATCGTAGATACACTTTGAAATTCCTTCAGTCAAATGAGATTTAATTTCAGGAAAACCTTCCTTCCAGTCTGGTCCAAACACTTGCTTGTAAAGACCAAACAATAGCAGACGAGCTGCCACAAATTGGTAATTAGGATTATCTAATGAAACTAAATCACTAGCAGAACGAACAAGAATCTCTTGGATATTATCTGTGCTAATACCATCATAAAATTGAAGACCAGAATTCATTTCTACTTGACTAGCAGATATCCCCCCAAGTCCTTCACATGCACACTCAACCATTAAATGAATCTTTTCCAAGTTGAGTGGTTCAATCTCACCACTACGCTTAACAACTTTGATTCCGTTACTCATACTTTTTTCCAGGCGTTTAATTTGATGGTTGCTTCTAAACCGCAGTAGTTGTTAGAGTCTACCACTCTTTGCACGTCATGTCCAGACATTATCATGTCATTCAGATCTTTCTCCTTAATGGTGCTTGGCCAAATGACTATCTGATTTCCAGACTGAATAAGTTTTTCATACTTTTTCACAATTTCATAGTTTCTTGGTTCATTGTCAAGTACATAAACGATGTCATTAAACTGAGTGTCATCCAGTGTAACGTCAGATCCACACATGGCAATTGCATTTGATAAGAATAAGGAATCAAATGGTCCTTCTGTGACATATACTTTTTCTTTATTGTTTACTCTATCAAGCCCAAACAATTTAGGATAATCTTTATCCAAAATTGTAGTAATATATCTCAGTTTCGTATTCCGATCTAGAGATCTTCCTTGATACCCAAACACCTTACCATCATTAGAAATTAAGGGGATGATAATTCTAGATTCTTTCTGGTTATTACTGAGTTTTGCCCAAGCATTGAAGTCTTCTGCGTAGTAAAAAATTGAGAATAAATCCTCTGGAATTTGGCGCTGACTTAAGTATACTTTTGCGGGATGTTCTTTATTTAGAAAATTTATTTTTTTAAGATTTGAAAATATATTGGTATTAAATTTTGGTTTTGGGATGTCAAATTTAGGGGCAGGAGTGTTACTAGATTTGCCCGTCAGACCCTCCTTATATCGCTCCAGAATGTATTCATCATGCAATAGAGGATTCTGATCCTTCAGAAAATTTGTGAAGGTTCTACCCATGCCACAGTTGTGACATTTAAAAAAGTAATCATTACGCTTCCGATAAAAATAACCCCTAGTTTTATTGCGGTGCTTCTGTGAGTCACCGCAGTAGGGGCATCTGAATGTATACAGATCTGATTTCTTTTTTGCAAACTTTACTAACTGAGACGAAATAAGACTAATATATTTCGCATCAAGATATATCATAATGTAAGGGGGATTCAATCGTATTCATACTAGCAGATTGAGCAGAGGGTGTCAAGCGGTTATAGACAGGAAATATAATTTGTGCAATAACCCCAAGTGTCGCGAGCACAGCACCTGCACCCACTACAAACTTTTGATTTGAGTCTACCTTCTTCTGCATTTTATCAATTCTTTCATGTAGAATTTTATGATTTCTTTCTTCTTGTTCCTTCAATTCATCAATCATTTTGATGATAAGATTGTCAGTTCTCTCACTCTCATCTAGTCTGTTCTCATGGCGCTCCAAGATAACAGCAATCTTGTTACTGTTATCAGAGATTGTGCCTACTGCTCTTTCAAGCTTGTCAAGCATCTCTTTAGAGAGATCTTCATAAATGTCAAGTTTTGATTCTAAAACTGCTAATCTACCAAGACCGAAGGGCATATCAGACCTGCGACGGATCAAATCTCATAATCTGAAGAAACGATTCTACGCTCTTATTCATTAGGAAACGATACTGATCTTGACGTTCCGTGTCAAGTGCTTCAAAAGTAGAAACCATTCTCTTAGCAACGTCGCTATTAACTCTCAGTGAACGACCATCCTTAAACTGGATATGTCCTTCTACTTCCTGATTGCCATAGGTATTTTCTTGAGCAAGTTTCAATAGGGTGCCAAGAACTTCTACGCCAGGTGCCTGAGTTCCTGCCGATTCTGATACTTGCTTCTGAAGTGAACTAGACTTCTCAGATGCTTTCTTTCTAAAATCAGACAAACGTGCCTTCATCAGAGTATCCATCTCCTTAGTCTTACTTTGCATTTTGCCTTTGGCATCCTGCGCTTTCTTCTGAACTTCTTTTTGCTTGTTCAGTTTCTTCTGCTGAGCAATTTGCTTTTGAGCTCTCTCAGTTTCGGATGGACCCTTCTGCTTATCGTCAGCTTCAGTAATGTGTTGTTCTTGTGTCATTTTTTTCTTTGCCTTCTTGTCTCGGTTGGTTAAAATACGGTTTACAAGTTTACGACCTGCTTTTGTCCTACCATCATACTTCTTTTTTTTCTTACTGGCAGGAATACCAGGAGGTTCATGTGCAGGAGGTAGTGCTACATTAGCACCGGAACCAACAGAATTTGTTGGTTCTTCCCACATTTGATATCTCGCTTGTTGTAGAAGTTTTCTAATGTTTTTCATATCCTATTTAGTTCTTCTAAACATTTATGATCTGGTTCAACATGCTCCAGATAGTTTGGGGGCATCCTGTTTAAGTATATCAGAAAAGATTTGAGAACGGGCCAACAATTTCTTTCTATTTTAAAAAACAACAGAGGTACTGTTGCATCATTGAATACATTAAAAAGTAAAATTAAATGATTAAGGATAAGATGATGTTTAAGTATATCAGAATTAAGATACTTTCGTATTAATTTTTTAACATACTTAAACCTCTTCAAGTCCTCATCAAATTCTTCTTTAGTTGTGCAATGTGGATTGTTATAATGCTTAATTGCAAAGAAGATATAGTTATCTTCATTCAGTTCATCAAATCTCATCTAATTATCAGGTAACAGTTAGGGTAGCAGCAGCGGAAACTACTTCAGTAGCACCAGAGTCGGTAGTAACTTTGACTCTGTACTGTCCACCATTGTCACCAGCAACAGTTGCGGCAGTGGTAAAGGTAGCAGCATTTGCACTAGAGATGTCAGCAAAGGTTTCGCCAGCATCTGTGCTGAGTTGCCATTGATACTCAAGTGTGCCCGATCCAGTAGAAACTGTAGCGGCAACAGTAAAGGCTGCAGTGTTAGTAGCAGCAACAGAAATATCAGCAGGTTGAGTGCCAATTGTGATAACAGCAAGAGCATCAGCAGCAATTCTATCATCAGTAAAGTCGCCAGAAGTTCCAGAAGCAACATTCATATGTGCCAAACATTCTGCCTTATGACGGGTTTGACCCTCAGCATCATAAGATTTATAAAGCCACCAACCAGGACCCCAGATGCCACGCAATTTGTTTGTAGCAAGTGATGCCTCAGTGCTATCAGCGAAGATGAGTTCTCCAGGTAGAGTATCACCACCTTTAATTACATAATCTGCGACTGCTTTAGGAGCAGTGCGACGAACTGCACCAGCAAGAGCAGCATCAGTTGCTGCCACATATCCTTTATGCAGTTCAATTTCAGTGGTGCTGGTTACTTCTTTAACGATATATGATACACCGCTAAGAACCAGAATGTCTCCTACATCTACACTATCTGCAGCGTTCTTCGTAACAGTAGCATCATTCTGTGTGACGGCTACATTGTTAGCAAAGTTGGCGGCATCAATTTTTCCGAGAATTGCCATTGGTCTCCCTAAAAGTTTTTCTTAATCTTTTTCTATTTATAAAAAAAGGGGAGTAAGACTCCCCGATCATTAGATTTTTAACAGCGTTCAACCGTCATTAGTTTCCAGAGTAGCAGGATCTCTATTCTTAATTGCCTTAGTGACAACTTCTAGAAGTTGATCATCCATGTCAGTCTTTGTTAGCTTAACAGCTTTAGCAAGAATAACAAGACAGATCTCAACCATCTTCTCACCGAGTTCTTCATTCTCTGGAATTTTAGAAACAGCATCGGTGATAATTTTTGATGCGAGTGGAAGTAAAAATGCTAGCATAATCTTATGTCAGTAGTGTTCAAAACTTATTTATCAATACTTCATTTTCATTTTTTTGCTGTCGCCACAACCTTCATCTACAGTGTCTTCACATTTACATTCAGCAGTTCCATGTACCTCACATTTAATTCCTTTCTTAGAATTATTGCATTTACCTTCTTCCAATCCCATTTCAGATCTCCAATCTGAACGCTCTTCTTTCTTCATTCCAATTGCTTTGCCGATTGCCTTACGACGCTTCATAAGGTACTTATCACTCTTATCAGTATCACCATCATTATCAACATCAGAATCTTCTTTGCCGACAGGATCAAGTCTCTTTTCATCTAAATCTTCCTCCTTCACGCAGTTAGGAACAACCTTACCGCCCTTATTCTTAGTACCCTTTGTTTTATAACCATCCCAGCAAGTATCGGCACCAACGTTCTTGCGTGCCTGCTTCATGCTGCCTTCAAATAATTTACCTGAAGAAAGTTTAGCGACAGTAGCATCCATCAGTGATGATGAATACTCATCGGAAACCTCTTGCTTATTTTCTACTTCTCCGTAGCACTCTTTTCCAGCAATGCCCTCAGAGGATCGCTTAATTAAAGAATCCGAATAACTATCGTTGTACATTTCTTTATGGGTACTTTTTCTTTTATTTATAGATGTAGACCATTCAGGAGTCTTAGTTTTACCATACTGCTCTTTATCTTGACCGGGTGTAAGGTCCTGAAGATACTCTCTGGTCTCATCAGTTCCAAGTTCATGGACCTCGCTGATATCAGAAATCCAACTTCTAAAAGTCTTATGATCTTCACCTAAGCAAATAACATAGTTAGGTCCACGCCTAATAATAGTCCCCACTTGATCGTTTCCATTACGAACTTTCATTCCTTCAGGAAAGATTTCATCATTATAATACTGTTCACGAGTGTAAACCTTTGAGTATTCTGAAAAGTTATACATTAATAGTTAAATTCTATCAAACTATTTAGCTGAGCATAATATCTCTAATCTTATCCATAAGTTCTCTACAGTCTCTATCAGAAATAGTTCTAGGCATTCCTGCTCTAAATGAATTAAAGTCAGATTGAACTGCTGCTGCTCTCATCTTACTAGCAGACATACCCTCAGCACCATCAGCATCAGGATCTCTCTCACCAGCAGATACTACTTCCAAATTTCTAAATGTATATTCAATACCATTATAC